GCCGCCGCAGGTGGAGGCATGACACAGGCTGGTGTAGATAAATATAAAAGAGACAACCCCGGCAGCAAGCTAAAAAAAGCAGTTACAAATTGTAAAGCTAAAGTTGGAACAAAACCTTATAAAAGACAAAAAGCATTTTGCTCTCGATCTAAAAGTTGGGACGGCGAAAGAGGCAGAGCCGCTAGAAGAAGATGGTGCTGCAGTAGATTTAGTTAATATTATGGAATCAAAAGGACTAGGAGACTCAATAGAAAAATTCACAAAAGCAACAGGTATAAAAGCATTAGCTGATAAAATACCAGGCGGTTGCGGATGTGGCAAAAGAAAAGAAGCATTAAACAAGGCATTCCCTTATAAAAATAAATAAAAATGGCATATCAAAAAGGAAAAGGCTGTCAGCCTATCACATCAAAAATTAAACACACCACTAAAGGAGGAGTGACAGAGCCGTTATTAAACCTAGGTTCAGCTGTTAAATTAACAAGCCCCTCAGGAGCAAAGCAGGTTGTAAAAGGACCAGAAGTATATAATATGAAAGCTAAAGACGCCGCAGATGCAGCATCTAAAACTTCAAATTATGATAAAATGTTTAAAGACGTAGGAGGTAAACTTGTTTCAGGGTTCACTCCAAAAACATTGGGAAAAGCAACCAAATTGCCCGGCTACAGCACTACAGAAGTTAATGGTAAAAAAACTGGAACAATACATAAAAAGAAAGTTTCTTACGACAAAGCTTACCAAAATAGGGATAGAAAAGTTTATGGAGACATGACTAAGGCCCAATATATTAAAGAAGCTAAAAGACAAACAAAGAGCTTTACAGAAACAGGTAGCTTTGACGTGCCTAAAGCAAAAAAGCTAACTACTGTTAACATCTCTCCAAAGCCTACAACTATAAAGCCTGAGGCGAGTGTAGATATTAAAGTTACAAAAAAGACGGAGCCTACCAAAAAACAAACTAGAAAAACAAAAAGTATTGATAAAAAATTAGCTAAAGCTAAGGTGGCTAGGGATGCGGGGAATATTAAAAAAGCAGAGCGTAAAGAAAAAAGAGCAGCTAAAAAATTAGCTAGAATTAACAAGCGAGAAGAAAAGAAGAATTCACCGGCAGCTAAAAAAGGCTGTTATAGTAAATAATGAAAAAAATTTGGGAGTGGCTTACTGGCAATGTAATAAAAGAGGTTGGCCAAGTTATAGATAACTTAACGACTACCAAAGAGGAAAAGCTAGAGGCGCAGCGCCTTATAACAGAGATATTAGAAAAAGCCGATAAAGAAGCTCAAGAGCAAGTTACAGCAAGGTGGGAATCTGACATGAAATCTGATTCTTTTCTTTCTAAAAATATAAGACCAATGGTGCTTATATATTTAACTGTTATATTTACCGCACTGTGTTTTTTCGATGGTAACATAGGAGAGTTTAAAATAGCTGAAGAATACATTCCTATATTCCAAACATTATTAGTTACCGTGTACGGAGCATATTTTGTTGGAAGGTCTTGGGAAAAAACAAAATCAATTACAAATAATCAAATAAAATAAAATTAAATGAGTAAATTAACCAAAGAGGAACTAAAAGACCTCAAGGAAAGTGTAGAAAAAGTAAACTCTATACAAATACAAATAGGAGGCGTTGAAATCCAAAAGCATGAGCTACTACATTCAGTAGATATTGCTTCAAAAGAACTAATGACCGTACAAAAAGCCTTGCAAGAAAAATATGGAGATGTATCTGTAGATATTGAGACCGGAAAAATAAAACAAAATGAGTCTAGTAAGGAAGATTAGTATAGGTAGGGACTACAAAAATGATGCGATGCATTATTCCGTAGGTCAAGAAGTTTACGGTGGGCATACTATAGACGCGATCATTGAAGAAGAAAATAAATATTCTGTTTTTATAAAAAAAGGCGATAATGTTTTGCCTTGGAAAGACTTTAATAAAAATATGGCAATTGCGGTTGAGTATAACATAGAGTACTAATGAGGGGCATGTTTGATTTTTTAGTCGAACCTCTAGGGGGAAGAACTAATAATAAAAAAAGTATTGGCGGCGTTGATCTTCTATTGAACACGGAATTGCAAAACCACAAATATGTTAATAGAATAGGCGTTGTAATATGCGAGCCGTCTAAAAATAATACACCGATTAAAAAAGGCGATTTAGTTGTTTTGCATCATAATGTCTTTAGAAGGTTTAGAGATATAAGAGGTGATGAAAAAAATAGCAGAAGCTATTATAAAGAAAATTTATATTTTGTATCTGTTGAACAAATATTCGGGTACAAGCGTAGTGATCAATGGATCCCGCTGGAAGGGTTTAATTTTATTAAGCCTATAAAAGAAACTAAAATGTTTTCTATTAATTTTGAAAAACCGCTAGTTGGTGTTTTAAAATATAAAGATCCAAATTTGTTTTCTGTAAAAGAAGGCGACTTAGTTGGATTTAAGCCTGGAACAGAATATGAATTTATTATAGATAATCAAAAGCTTTATAGAGTTCCTACAAATCAAATTACAATTAAATATGAATATCAAGGAAACGAAGAAGAATATAATCCAAGCTGGGCACAAGGCAGTTGAGGAATTGATAAAAGTGGCTAAAGAAGCTATTGTTGATTCAGATGATGACATATCAGCTGACAGGCTCAAGAACGCGGCAGCAACTAAAAAGCTAGCTATATTCGACGCTTTTGAAATATTAAATAGAATACAAGAAGAGCAAAATATATTAGATGATAAACCTAAAGAAGAAATTGAAAAAAAAGCTTTTAAAGGGTTTGCTGAAAAAAGATCTAGATAATGTACGAACAAACTTTATATAGCGTTATTACGCCTATAAAAAAAAATACAATATCTAGACTAAACAGGTCTAAGAAGTGGAGCTATGGTTACAATAAAGAACACGACGTAGTTGTTATTAGTAAAACAGGACAAATTGGTGAAATATATAATATACAAAATTTAAAAATTGCATTACCAAAACCCCCTGCAAAATTAGATAATAAAAACGATAAATGGATAGCTGAAGAATACCCTAAAGAATTAAAACAAATACAAAGCGTATTTGACTGGAGAGATTACCCGGACCAGTTTAAAGAAAAATGGGAACCATATATAGATGAACAATTTAAAAGAAGAGAAGAAGGCCATTGGTTCAATAATAAGGGCTTGGCTACTTACATTACTGGTACTCATTTTATGTACCTGCAGCACTCCAAGATTGACGTTGGGAAGCCAGACTTTAGGGAAGCAAACAGATTATTCTTCATATTCTGGGAAGCTTGTAAAGCCGACTCTCGCTGTTACGGAATGTGCTACCTTAAGAATAGACGATCTGGATTCTCTTTCATGTCATCAGCTGAGACAGTTAATTTGGCAACGATTACGTCTGACGCCAGATATGGTATATTGTCCAAGTCTGGATCTGATGCTAAAAAAATGTTCACAGATAAGGTTGTACCAATATCAGTCAACTACCCGTTCTTTTTCAAGCCCATCCAAGACGGTATGGACAGACCCAAAACCGAGCTTGCCTATCGAATCCCCGCCTCGCGCCTTACCAGGAAATCGATTAAAAACAAAAACGATAAAGAATTACTTGAAGGATTAGACACTACAATTGATTGGAAAAATACGGGGGACAATAGTTATGACGGGGAAAAGCTAAAACTATTAGTGCATGACGAAAGTGGCAAATGGGAAAAGCCGGATAACATATTAAACAATTGGCGGGTAACTAAAACAACATTAAGATTAGGGGCTAGAGTCATCGGTAAGTGTATGATGGGATCAACATCAAATGCTTTAGACAAAGGTGGAGAGAACTTTAAAAAGCTTTACAATGATTCAGATGTTTCAAAAAGAAATAGAAATGGACAAACTAAGTCAGGATTATATTCTTTGTTCATACCTATGGAATGGAATTACGAAGGATTCATTGACAATTATGGAATGCCTGTATTCGATACCCCATCAGAAGATTGTATTACGCCTCACGGAGACATTATAGACGTCGGAGTTATTGACCATTGGAGTAACGAGGTAGAAGGGTTAAAAGGCGACCAGGACGCTTTAAATGAGTTCTACAGGCAGTTTCCACGAACAGAAGAGCATGCGTTTAGAGATGAGACAAAAAATAGTATATTTAATTTAGTTAAAATATACGAACAAATTGATTACAACGAAGACCTGGGCAACACTAACGTTATAACAACAGGTAGCTTTAGTTGGGAAAGCGGTATTAAAGATACTACGGTAAAATTTACGCCAAATCCTAACGGTAGATTTAAAATATCTTGGGTTCCAAGCGCTAATTTGCAAAATAGACAAATAACTAAAAATGGAATTAGATACCCAGGCAACGAGCACATGGGTGCTTTTGGGTGTGACAGCTATGATATATCAGGTACAACCGATGGTCAGGGCTCAAAAGGGGCATTGCACGGGCTTACTAAGTTTAGCATGGAAGATGCTCCGCCTAATGCATTTTTTTTAGAATATATAGCCAGACCGCAAACAGCAGAAATGTTTTTTGAAGACGTGTTAATGGCTTGCGTATTTTACGGAATGCCAATATTAGCAGAAAATAATAAGCCCCGATTATTATATTATTTTAAAAGAAGAGGATATAGGGGTTACTCCATGAATAGACCCGACAAAATTTGGAATAAACTATCGGTAACGGAAAAAGAAATCGGGGGTATACCAAATTCAAGTGAAGATATTAAGCAAGCTCATGCCGCTGCTATAGAATCTTATATAGATAAATATGTAGGACTAAGAAGCGACGGGGACTATGGTAACATGTATTTTAATAAGACCTTAAACGAGTGGTCTAAATTTGATATAAATAAGCGGACAAAGTTTGATGCCGCTATTAGTTCTGGATTAGCTATTATGGCTTGCAATAAGAATTTGTATCGTCCAGTGCCAAATGTAAAAAAACAAAAATTGAATTTAAAAATAGCTAAATACACCAATACAGGTGCATTTTCAAAATTAATAGAAAAATAAAAATATGGCTGAGTCAGTTGTAACAAGTTATTTTCCAAGCCAAATAGCTAGCGATAGCGAAAAGGCGAGCATTGAGTATGGTACTACCATAGGCCGCGCTATAGAGAATGAGTGGTTTAGATCAGATAATGGATTAAATAGATTTAAAAGCAATCAAAACACCTTTCACAATTTACGCTTATACGCTAGAGGAGAACAGGGCGTCCAAAAATATAAAGATGAGTTGTCAATTAATGGCGACTTAAGTTATTTAAATTTAGACTGGAAGCCGGTGCCTATTATACCTAAGTTTGTTGATATAGTCGTTAACGGTATATCTGAAAGACTTTTTGATATAAAAGTTTATTCTCAAGATCCATACGGCGTTGAAAAACGCACAAAGTATATGGAGTCCATTATACGAGATATGCAAACTAAAGATTTAAATGAGTTTGCTCAAAAAGAATTTGGAGTTAACTTATTTGAAAACGATCCGGAAACATTACCTAAAAACAAAGAAGAGCTGGATCTTCATATGCAATTAAGCTATAAGCAGCAAATTGAATTAGCAGAGGAGCAGGCCCTCAATGTTTTGCTTGAAGGTAATAAATATAGCCTTACTAAAAGACGGTGTACTTATGATTTAACAACATTAGGTATAGCTGCTGTAAAAAACACATTTTCTAAATCCCAAGGCGTAGTTATAGATTATGTTGACCCTGCTAATTTAGTTTGGTCTTATACAGAATCGCCTTACTTTGACGACATTTATTATGTAGGTGAAGTTAAAAGTGTTCATTTTAATGAGCTTAAAAAACAATTTCCAGAATTAACGGATGATGATTTAAAATCAATATCAAATCAATCGTCAAGCAATAATGGCTTTTACAATAGAACGCTTACTAATTATAACGAAGACGATTCAAACACCGTGCAGGTTCTATATTTCAATTATAAAACATATGCAAATGAAGTTTATAAAGTTAAAGAAACTTCCACCGGCGCGTCCAAAATAATTATAAAAGATGATCAATTTAACCCCCCTGCCGAATTACTAGAAGGAAGAGGTGTTGGAAAAATATCTAGATCTTTAGAAGTTTTATATGAAGGAGTAAAAATATTAGGAGGCAAAACCCTGAAGTGGAGTTTAGCCAAAAATATGATGCGCCCAAAAAGCGATTATACTAAGGTTAGAATGAATTATAGTATAGTTGCTCCTAGAATGTACAAGGGTAAAATAGAAAGTCTGGTATCTCGCATAACGGGGTTTGCGGATATGATTCAGCTTACTCATTTAAAGCTTCAGCAGATACTGTCTCGTATGGTCCCAGATGGCGTATACTTAGATGCTGATGGCTTAGCCGAAGTTGATTTAGGCAATGGCACTAATTACAACCCGCAGGAAGCGCTTAATATGTTTTTTCAAACAGGTTCTGTTATCGGTAGATCATTTACTCAAGAGGGTGATATGAACCCCGGCAAAGTGCCAATTCAAGAAATAACTAGCGGAGCTGGAGGAAACAAGCTTGCTGCTTTGATAAATACGTATAATTATTATTTACAAATGATTAGAGACGTAACAGGGCTTAATGAAGCGCGAGACGGCAGTACGCCTGACTCAAGGGCTTTAGTCGGAGTCCAAAAAATGGCAGCGGCTAATTCAAATACCGCTACAAGGCACATTTTAAACGCGGGGTTATTTTTAACAGCTGATCTATGCGAGGGGCTGTCTCTTAGAATATCAGATATAATTGAATACTCGCCAACGGCAGAGGCTTTTATACATAAAATAGGCAATCAAAATGTAGCGGTGCTTTCTGAAATGAGTAGTTTGCATTTGCATGATTTTGGTATATTTATTGAATTACAGCCGGATGAAGAAGAGAAAGCAGTGCTTGAAAATAACATTCAGGCAGCGGTAGGTAATGGATTAATAGACCTAGCCGATGCAATAGATCTAAGAGATATAAAAAACATAAAGCTTGCAAATCAATTGCTAAAAATCAGAAGAAAAGAAAAATTAGCTTTAGATCAGCAAATGCAGCAACAAAACATCCAAGCGCAGGCACAAGCAAATGCACAAGCCCAAGAAGTTGCCGCTGCTGCAGAAGTACAAAAGAACCAAGCTATAACTCAACAAAAAATAGCACTAGAGCAGGCTAAAGCCCAAATTGATAATCAAAAGCTAATGCAAGAAGCGTCTTTGAAAAAAGAACTAATGCAGCTCGAGTTTCAAATGAACATGCAACTAAAGGGCGTAGAAGTTGAAGGTCGGAAAAAAGAATTATCAGAAAAAGAAGATAGAAAAGACCAAAGGACTGAATTGCAAGCGACACAACAAAGCGAGCTTATTAATCAAAGAAAGAATAACTTACCCCCTAAAAACTTCGAATCCTCAGGAAACGATATACTTAGCGGAGATTTTGACTTAGGTTCCTTTGACCCTAAGTAATAATAATAGTAATAATTATATAATATTTTATCATGTCAGAAGAATTAGAAAAAAATGTGGCTGCGGTTGAAGAGACCCAGGCCCAAGAAAATTCGCCTATGTCGTTTGACGATGGCGTAATTAAAGTAAATTTAGGAGAATTAAATAAACCTACAGAAGATGCCGTACAAGGGGAAACAATTGATAGCGTGCAAGACGCAGGAGAGGAAAGCGCTGAAAGCGGGGAAAA